GTCGCCGCTTTCTCTGAGCCGATTTCCCCGATGAACCGGGTGCAAGACCTCAGGGCCGACTTCGATCGGCTCGGCGAGCTCTTGGCCGCGGCTGAGGGGTCGGGGGCGGCGGCGATCGCTCGGGAGCGTCGCATCATCGGCGAACTTCTCGACCAGTTGGAATCCCCGGTGGAGGTGCCGCTTGTCGATCAGTTGGCAGCGAAGCGTCAATCCAAAGCCGGCGATTCTCGTCCTCCCGCCCGGCGTCGACAGTCTCGATGAGGCTCATGCGGCGATCGAGATGTGGGAGCACTACTCGCACAAGACGCTGGACGACACGCAACGCCTGACGGTTGAGGTGATGATGGCCGAATCTCGGGGCCGGTGGGCTGCGAGGACGACGGGGCGTGAGGAGCCCCGCCAGAACGGCAAGGGTGAAGAGCTCGAGGTTGTCGAGCTGTGGGGGATCGTGCAGCGCGCCGAGGCGATCTTGCACACCGCCCACGAACTGACGACTGTGTCGAGCGCACATCAGCGGATGACGGCGATCGTGTCCGGTCACCCCGATCTTCGCCGTCGGGTCCGCAAGGTCCTCAATGGGATCGGGCAACAGCTGATTGAGTTGACCAACGACGGCGTGATTGCCTACCGGACTCGCACGAACGGCGGCGGCCGCGGGTTGGATGACATCAGCCGCCTGGTGATCGACGAAGCCCAGCATGCCAAACCGGAACAACTCGCGTCGTCGACGCCGATCCTGTTGGCCAACCCGAATCCGCAGATGAACTTCGCCGGCACCGGTGCGATCACGGGCGTGTCGGACTGGTGGTGGGAGTTGCGTAAACGGGCGCTCGGCAAGGAGCCGGGCGCGTTCGGCTATGTCGGTCACACCGCCGAGACAGTGTCGTTGACCGCTGACGGTCATGTGCTGCAGATCCCGATCGACCCGTTCGATCGCAAACTGTGGTTCGACGCCAACCCCGCCTTGCACGCGGGTCGCGGCGAGATCGAGTTCTTCGAGGAGCAGCTGCGGACCCTCGGCCCGGCGCTGTTCGCTCGCGAACACTTGGGCGTGTGGGACCCTGAGCCGGCCGGTGTCGGCAGCGTCATCGGTTCCGACACATGGGACGCTCTCAGGGACACAGAGTCGACAATCGTCTCGCACCGAACCTGGTCGGTGTCCACGTCGCTCGACCGGTCATGGTCATCGTTCGGCACCTGCGGCCGGCGTTCCGACGGTCTGCTCCACGTCGACGCAACCAAACGCGGCAAGGGCACGGCGTGGGTGGTCGACTTCGCCCGCGAGGTGTACGCCGGTTCGCATCTCCCGATCCGCATCCACAAGTCCGGGCCCGAAGGGGCGTTCATCGCGCCACTGCGTGAGCGTGGCGTCGAGGTCGATGAGGTTTCCAGCGCCGAGGTTGCTGCCGCTACCGGCCAGTTCATCGACGCCTGCAACGCCGGCGAGTTGCGCCATCTCGGGCAGGCATCGCTCGACATCGCCCTCAAGGGTGCGGTGCTGCGCACGTCGGCGGATGGCGCGGCGCTGTGGTCGCAACGCAATTCGAGTGTGGAGATCACGGCGCTGATGGCCTGCACGGTCGCGGCCGGTGGTGTCCCGGCGCTGGTGCCGATGCCCGCCATCTTCTGAGGAGGCGATGTGAGTTTCTGGACTTGGCTGAAAGGCGGCACCGGCGGCGGTGAAATCTCCAACGGCAACCCGTCGTCGAGTGTCGGCCCCGGCTACCACCCGGGCGACCCCAACGGCGTCACCACCGACAACACCGAAACGTTCTCGCGCGGCCTGCCGATGCTGTCGCCGTCGCCGTGGTCGGGGTGGCCGGCCGACTGGTCGATCCCCAACTTCGGCGCCGGTGAAGGCTTCGGCCAACTCGTCGACACCGCCTGGAACGCATTGGACTTGAACTCGTCCGTTATCGCTTCGATGCCGGTGTATCAGACGGTAGGCGGCGAAATCGTCGAGCAACGCTCATGGATGGTGAACCCCGACCCGGAGTGCTACACGTCCTGGTACGAGTTCGCCAAACAACTGTTCTGGGACTTCCAGTTGGGTGAGGCGTTCGTGTTGCCGTTCGAACGGTACTCAGACGGCTACCCGCGGACGATGCGTGTCATCTGCCCCGCCTACGTCAAGGTCGAAATGGTCGACGGCTACCGGCAGTACAAGATCGGGAACCGCAACGTCACCGACGAAATCTTGCACATCCGCTACCAGTCGTCGACATCGAATCCGCATGGCACCGGCCCGCTTGAGGCGGCCGGGGCGCGGATGGTGACCCTCGGCATCCTCGCCCGACAGGTCGACGAGGTGATCTCCACCGGCGGTGTGCCGCGCTACACCCTCGACGTCGAACGGCAACTCGACAAGACACAGGCCGACGAACTGATGACGCAGTGGTTGGCGTCACGTGCCGGGTCGGTCGGCAAACCCGGCATCTTGTCCGGTGGCGTCACCCTGAACGCCCACCAGCAGATGTCCCCGAAGGATTTGGCGCTGCTCGAACTGGTGCAGTGGAACGACTCACGGATCGCCGTGTCGCTCGGCGTCCCACCGTTTCTCCTCGGCTTGCCGTCGGGTGGCGATTCGATGACGTACAGCAACGTGTCGTCGCTGTTTGATTTCCATGACCGTTCGTCGATCCGTCCGAAGGTGACTGCGGTCATGTCGGCCCTGTCGAATTGGGCGACTCCGCGGGGGACGGCGGTCGAGTTGAACCGTGACGAGTATTCGCGGCCGTCGTTGTTCGAGCGGGCCCAGGCGTACAACCTGCTCGTCCAGATGGGCGCGTTGTCGGGTGAGGACGTGGCCCGTATGGAGCGATTCAACAGTACGGCTTCGGCTGCCGCGCTCACAGGAGGCATCACATGATCGAGTACAGAGCAGCCGTCACCAGCGCGGTCGATTTCGCCAAGCGGACGATCGAAGTGATCGCCATGCCGTACGGCGAGGAGACCGATATCGAGCATCACGGCAAGATGATGCGCGAGGTGTTCGAGCGGGGCGCGTTCGACGACATCGACCCGGCTGTCTCGCACATCACCGCCAACCGTGACCACAGCTATGAACGCACTGTCGGCAAGATCACCGACCTGCGCGACGACGACAGCCGAGCGATCGCCATCGCCAGGATTTCCAAGACGGCGCTCGGCGACGAAACCTTGCAACTTGCCGACGACGGTGTCCTCGGCGGGTCGATCGCTTTCGGTGCGAAACCGTCGGGCATGGAAGTCCGCAACGGGTTGCGGCGCGTGTTCCGCGTCGCCGCCCTCGACCACATCGCCTTCTTGCCGAACGCCGCCTACAAGGGCGCCCGTGTTCTCGCTGTCCGTTCGGATGTCGAGCTCGACCTCGAGGACGAACCGAAACCGAATCTTGAAAGTGTCCTGGCGATCGCCGGGATGGCCGACCTCATCCGAGGCCGGTCTAACGCGCCGTGGCGCGGAAGGGAATAACAAAATGGCCGATCAGAGCCACCAATCCGACGCCATGATTGAGCGTCTAGAAAGAGAACTGGAAGAGCGTTCGTCGTTCATCCAGGGCACCATCGGTGCCGCACAAGACCGCCAGGGCGACATCAGCGACAACGAGTCCGAGCTGATCCAGTCGGCCAAGAAGCGGGTCGACGATCTGCGCAAGCAGCTCGACATGCTGTACGACACCCGCCATTCGACGGTCGCCGCCCGCGAGAAGGTCCGCGAGACCTACAGCGAGATCGAACTGTTGCGCCGCAACGTCGACAAGGGTCCGGTCGAGTACCGGTCCGCCGGCGCCTACATCCTCGACCTGTGCGAAGCCCAGAAGGGCAGCCGTGAGGCCAAGGAACGGATCGACATGTTCTACCGTGCCGCCGCCCACCAGAAGACGTCCGACAACTTGGGTGTCATCCCTGACCCGATCATCGGCGACGTCCTCAACTTCATCGACGCTGCCCGCCCGCTGGTCACTTTCGACGGGCCGAAGCCGATGGAGTCCGCGACGTTCTACCGTCCGAAGGTCACACAGCACACGACGGTCGCCAAGCAGGGGTCCGGCGGTCTGCCAGCGGATGAAAAGGCGGAACTCAGTTCGCAGAAGATGACGATCTCCCGGATCACCGGGACCGCTGTCACCTACGGCGGTTACGTCAACGTGTCGCGGCAAAACCTCGACTTCTCGAACCCGATGATCATGGACATCGTCATCAACGACCTCGCCGCCCAGTACGCGGTGGCAACAGAGGCCGCCT